ACTCTGGGGAGAGAACTCTGGGGGGGGAGTGCCGTTGCACGATACGCGACCATGCCCGAGGAACGAGGAATAGCATGGCGCACTTTTTATCTTATCAAAAAATGGCGCGGGGGTGGGTGGGTGGAGGGACATATTTTGATAGGAGACTGCATGGCTCAATGCCATGCTTTCTCCTGCCTGTCGCTATCAAGTGATGCTTCATATGGAGTGATGACACCACATTGCAAGCGGATGTCGTCTGCATCTAGCCACAGGTCGTCGTCATATAGGAACTCGTCGCTATCATTTGGCGGGATGTTTGGTAATTTAAGCATTGTCTGCTCCTCTGGCGAATGAGGCCCGTAGCGTAAGCGGAGGGCCGAAAAATTTTTAGGGCGACCGTTTGGCCGCCCCGTTGTTAAAGTGTGATTTTTGACCATGTGGTCGTGTCAAGTCCCTGCCTGATTGGTAGGATTTTGACGGGAACCCAGCGCGGTATAAGTCGCGCTAGGTTTGTTTTGATGATCATGCGTAATAGAGGTTTGCCAAGTCTCCGAAGTAGTCGGCTGGCTCTGGGCAATCCAAGATCATTTCAAAGGTGATTAACGCGCGCAACATTATGCAACATCCGCGACTGTCTCGACGCCGTTGCTGTTGGCTGTCTGATCGGCGGGCGGTGTGATGCCAAGCGCTGCCATGTCTGCCGCGATGTCAGCGGGGATGGCTTGGCGCTCTTGTGTGCTTGGAATGTTGGCCTCGTTCTCTCCGTAGGCAATGTAAGACTTGCCAAAGGTTTCCGCGTAGTAACCGCGCAACTGGTCTTGCATGCGGTCAAACAATGCGAGTTTGCTTTGCGCTGCGCGTGCCTCTGAGACTGCCGCTTTTAGCTGCGTTAATGCGATCTCGGTGCCATCGTTGCGGCGCATTGCATACTCGGCGCGCTCTTTGGTGCTGATGGCGTAGGCGTCATGCCCTTTGCGCGATGTCTTCAGCCAGTACAGTTTATCAATGATGGCCTCAACAATAACGCGGCGGTCAAATTGGCAAGTGTCTGTTATGACAAATTCGCGGTCGCGGTACAGCGTTTCGTCTGTGGTTATGTGGTTTAGGAATTCCGTTATTGGGTTTGTCTGACTGGTGCGGGTTTTGTTGGCATCGGCTGCGGGGTTTGCATCAACGCGCAAGCTATTTAGTTGGTTCTTTGTGTGTTGGAAGTTTTCTTCCGCGTCGATAGCTAGTCCGTTTGCGCGCTCAACCATTGCAATCAACTCGGCTTTTGTGTTTTTCTTTGTAGCGATTTCATAAGCAGTCATTTTAAGTTCTCCATTTTAAGCGTTTGCTTTTGTGTGCTTCTCGTAATTTGAACCGGCCCGAAGTGAGGGGCTGGACAACGCCGACAGGGAATTGCCACGGTTCTCCTGTCAAGACGCAACCACGTCCGTCTTGACTGGAGGTTCTGGCTGTTCCATGACGGTGGGGGCCAGCCGCTCGCTTCGGCGTTGGTCCAAATTCTTTTTTATTAGTCTTTTTCTGCTTCTTACTTCAGCCATATGGGGGAAGCGTATAGCTGGGGGAACAGGGCAATGTTCCCCCCGTTTGCTGGCCCGATGGTGTAAGCCATCGGTTAACAGCCAGCTACCTTTCTAAAGACACAGCGAGGCGCGGCAATGACAGGCCAGAGCAATGCACAGGTGTTAGCATCTCTGCTTGCAATGACCCTACCGCAAGCTGAGAAAAGACATGGAGAGACTGACTAAGGTGGTTGTTCTACTGTATCGTAGCAAAGGTCATTGCCACCCTGTCAACTGTAATAATCAGGTGTGACGTAGGGTAATAAGGATAGTTACGTTACGTCACTATTGACAGCCCTATAAGAAATGGTGTCGTAATGGGGGGAGAGAGGGAGAGGGGGGCTACAGTAGGAGTTTATATGAATAACATAGCACAAAGAAAACTAACCCGTAAGCAGACAGCATTGGTTGAAGCGTATGTAGCAAATGGTGGTAATCTTACACAAGCCTCACAAGAAGCTGGCTACGCTGAAGGCGACAGCGGAAGAGTGACGGCACAGAAGAGTATGAAGCTAGCCCATGTGCAGCAGTACATGATGGAAGTTGTAGCTAAAGAGTTTAGTAGACATGCTCCAGCAGCCGTACACCAGTTGGCAGGGCTAGCTAAGCAAGCTAAGAGCGAGTATGTACAGCTTGAGGCTAGCAAGGATCTATTGGATAGAGCAGGGTTTAAGCCAATAGATAGATCGCAAGTACAACTAGCAGGAGATATTAAGGTTTCGATTGATCTTGGCTAGGGGGTAGGGGGTTAAAAAACCTCGATAGTAACGTAGCTAGTGGTCCCTCACTCACATGA